AGAACCATATTTTTCAGATATTTCGGCCATCCGGCTATCAATCTCAGCATCCGACGCTTCTTTATCTATTCTCAGCCCACTTTTCTCTTTCCTAAGCGCATCCATTTCTTTTTCTTTGGCTGCTTTGTCTTCTTTATCCTGTTCCGTTTCGAACCCTAGCAAACCTTTTACGAAATCAACCTTACTGTTGAACCAGTCACCGACTCCCTTCAATATGTTATGCAGTCCGTCAACCATACCGCTAAACATGTCTGCGAACGAGAAACTGTCAAGCATCTCAGAGAAATTCTCGAAGCCAAGTTTTTCGGCAATCCATGATATACCAGATTTGAGTAAGTCTAGCGGTGTCATGATGAGGCCATTAACCAAACCTTTAACAGCCCCAAACAGCCCACCGATAACACCATCTTCTTTGAACCCTTCTAAGAACCCCTTCACTGAGTCAAAGACTCCCATAATGATAGTTATTGGGGCAAACAATCTTCCCAACAAACCTCCGATCTTTCCTGCCATAGACGCTATTGGCGCAAAGCCTCTTGAGATCAATCCAAAGATTTTAGAAAGCGAACCACCCTTTCCAAAGAATGCTCCAATTTTTGAACCAATAGATGTGAAGAAACTGCTGATTGCTCTGAACGGTGCCATGATTTTATCTATTGGAATATTCTTCGCAGAAAGAACCTTCCCTATTTTACTTCCCAGACCTTTTATGAATTCTATTGCTTTGACAAAAGGTGCGGTCAACTTTCCGTCAGCGAGCTTGTTTAGCATCGCGAATTGGTCTTTCATAGATTTAAAAGCTGCCACCAAAGCGATCACTGGCGCAGCTATAATACCGAACAGCATTCCAACACCAAGTCCTGCTGGTTCACCCAAACCTTTGATGCCATCTAATAAACTTTTGCTCATCCCCTTTATGCCGCCAACGAGTTGACCAAGTAAATCAGTCTGCTCTTCTTCTCGCCGACCTGCTTCCCTCTGCCCTTCTATGGCTGCTATCTCTGATTTTTTAGAAGATGATGTTAATGCATTTTTGAAAGACTCACCTAATGACCTTCCGTTGGAAAGAACGCCATTTTTTACAGAAGCAAGACCCTTTGAGATATTGCTGAGTAATGGGTTTTGCTGTTCAGCGTACATCTCTTGACGAGCATCATCAACATTTTTTTGTAGTTGCTGAGATTTCGCTATTCCGTCTACAATACTTTTTGCTGACTGGAATCGACCTTTCTCGTCTCGGTCGGTGGCTCTGGCTTGAAGCTCGCCTTGTTGATTGAAGAATGTAGTTGTATTTAATCCATACTCTTCTAAATTTTTCTTTAGGGTTTCGGCTTGTTTCTTCTGTTGATCGACGACATCTTTTTGGGCTTTGATAAGCAGAAGTTCATCGCGGGTAATCCCAGCCGCTTCAGCTAATTTCTTTTCTTCCTTTACTTGTATGCGTTTCTGACCGAGCCAAGATTTGTCGAAAGCCGCACCCAATTTCTTGAACGGATTGATCTTATCAATTTGAGCAGAAGCGAATTTGTTCAGAGTCACAGAAGTTTTCGCGAACATCTTGTTACTGTCAGCAAAGACCTTCATCTGATTTGCTAAGTTTTCTTGAGCGAGCGTAGACTTCTGGTCTGACTTTATGGATTCCTCCATAGCCTCCGTGACTAGCTGCGGTAGATCATTCTTATCTTTGGGTGCTGCCATTTTTTATTTCTCTTTGTTGTTACTGCCCATTGCTTCCTTGGCGTAGAACGCAGCGACGATTGCCGCGACCGATACAAAATATGTTGGAGCCATAGAACCTAATGTTTTCGCTGCTTCGTCAAGTCCGATCAACGAAGCTATGACTACAGCAAACGGATAAAGTAGCATCCCGAATAAAGCGAACCAAGCCATCTTTCTTTGAGCATCGCGCATAGCATCAGCATCTTCAAGTTCTTTGCGCTTATACTCAAGATGCATTTCCAGCTCTTCATCGGTGATTATCCCATCACCATTAATGTCAGCTTTTTCTAGAGCAGATCCTTCTTCTATTTTTTTTGTCACAGCAATTACCTATTTTGTTTTTGTATTTCTTCTTGTTCCTCGAGGTAATTTTTCAAAAGTGTTACATATATGTCACGCTCGAACGGTATCATCTCATCTAGTTCCGTCAAACTATAATTATGGTGTTGCATCAAAGCAAAGTTCAGCTGGTACATATTGCTTAGGTCATCATGTACCATGCTCACGTAAAAAAACTTGTTAATCCCTCCAACACCATACTATCTTCTTTGCCGCACTCAGGGCAAGTCCAAGTAATAATATGTTTCAGCTTTGGGGCATTTTCAAAAAAATCTGTAACCTTTTTAAATTGCTCGGAACTCAGCTGCTCCAACCATTCAGCAATTTCTTCTCTGGTGAAGTCGCTATAAACATTTTCGCTATCGTATATAAAATCAATACAGTTGGTGATCAGTTTAAATAAATCTTCTGACGATTCTGGATCGACGCCCTTCAAATCATTCACACCAGCATATCTAAGTTTGATACCAATTTCATCAGTCAACTGAATTTTATCTTCAGGTCTTTCTTCAGTGACATTGATGTCGTCAATATTAATCTCTACATCTGTACGATGCTTACAATCGCCATCAGCGTGGCTCATGCGGAGTTGTATCACTTCACCGACAGATTTTCCTCGCAGTTTGAGAAACAAATATTCCACGTCAAATGTAGCCAGCTTATTTACATCGACACCTTCTTCTAAACAGTTGCCGAGTATAGTTACAATCGCGTTTGTAATTTCATCCTGATCGTTTCCTTCAAGAGCCATCAATAATATCTTTTCTTCTTTGACTAAGAACGGTCGATATTTAATTTCTTTTCCTGTTGATGGTATCTTCGTTAAAAACTCTGGTGCCGTTAGCGAAGGTAAAGCCATAATATTCTCCAGTTATAATATAAAATAATTTAAAATAAATTTCTAATTGCAGCAACGCGCCCGATAGTTCCACCAACGTTCGCGCTTATAGATCCAAGTTCAGTAGACCCTGCTATGTTTCCTAGCCCAGGAATCCTCGCGCTGCCGCTGATTCCTCCTGGACCAACCCCAACAGAAAAACCAAATCCAGCTTCTGGTTGATCTTGTTTTGTAAATAGGCACTTATAATTTCTATATGCAAAAGTGACGCCAAGTCTGGCAACACCTTCTTCACCCCAACTCATAGTAATCGGATTTAGAACTAATGGGTATGCTTCATTTAATGTGTGTAAAGCTCGTAATTGTCCAGTCGGGGCATATTGGCGTATCTCTACAGTTCCTGCGTAGTTATCAAAATATCTCGGACTGAAAGAACTACTGCCGTTTCCGCTAAATGCCCCAGTTCCTACCATCTTATCTTGCCAGATTTCAAAGTATTCTTTCTCTCTAAAATCTTCACTCAGCAAAAACTGTACAGTAACATCACCATAAACCGCACCATATGCAACTTTATTCACTGGTCCATAATTCTGGAATTTATGCTCAACACTTGTGATACTTCTTCCAGGGATGTCTACTGAATCTGCGCGGTATGATAGATCGCGTTCAGAATCGGTATCACCAAATCCGTTTATGAATACTTCATAATGCGATAGACTGGCAACGCCAGTTTTGTTTATCGCCGATACCATATTGTTTACGTTAAATGCCATTAGATCATTTTCCTACTATCTGCCCAGACCTTTGTTTTCTTAGCCTTCTCGAACCTTTCTGTCGGTAGGAATAATGCTGTATCCCACTCGGTAGAATTTATCTCAATAAACTTTGAGCGAACATGTTGATTTAGGTAGTGTTTGAATGTTGGTTTAAAATACCTAAACTTGCTAGCACTATTTAGTAGATCATATGTCAATTTTAGCTTGGTACTTTCGTCATATCTGGTATTATTTGTGAGGTCGTACAACCCGTCCATTAACTTCGCTCTTAATTGTGGCGGCAAGTAGTGGAGGTTGATTCCGTAAAATCCACCTTTGGCTGGTCCAACCATGAAGATAAGCGGGAACCTATCATAATATGGAAGGGTCTTTGCGGTTTTTGGATCATACTTGAAGTGGTACATTCTTCCGATCAATACTTCAGCCTTTCCTGTACTGCTTCGGATTATGTTATCTGGGTAGACAGCGGCACTTCTTTGTTGCCTTGCCTTCTCACGATACCAATCTCTGGCTTGTTGGGTGCGGGCTGGAATCTGCCCCTTTCTCGCACCAGTTGCCAGTATGTCATCAAAAATGCTTGCCAATTTTAAATAGCCTCTTGTTATGTACTATTTAGCCTTTTTGTACAACTCTTTTTCGGTGAGTATTTGAAACTTCCAGTTTCGGTCTTTACAAAATTCCACGGCAGCTTCCCACTTTGCTTGGTTCACTCCCCAAGTTTTTACTTCGTTGAGATATTTCTTTGTCAACCTTTTTTGCGCTTTTGGTGCGTGCGTCTGCGAGTATGGTTTGACCTCTATCATTATAGTTTCTTTGTTTTTAGTTTTAATGACAAAGTCCACAAAGTATCGGTGTTTCTTTCCATCAATCGGGGATCGGTATCCTATAGGGAATGGCTCCGACGCCCACCAAAGTATGTCTGGATTCTTATCAAAGTACGACATACAATTCAACTCCCAACTTGATCTGTATGTTATATCGGAAGGGTCTCCTTTGTATTTCTCAGGAAACTTACATTGATATTTACCTTTGTAAAAATGCGCCATCAATTGCCTTATAAATAGTCTATCTAATCTAAAGAATTATTTATAGGCATTCCTACATGGCGAAAATAAACCTCAAGCAACTAACATCAGTCGGCAAATCAATGGCGGCACAGGTTAGCGGCAATCTAGAGAATATTGCTGGCGCAGCTGGTAAAGGATCGTTCTCGGTTTCGGCAGGAGAAAACGGAATTTCCATTAACGCCAACTTCAATGAGCTTCTGAAAAAGGAAACGACAGGTAATAAAATCATTTCACCTTTGAACAGCCTCTTTTCAAACGATAAGGTGAAAGAGCCGATTACA